ATAATCGTATATAATCGTATATATAAACAACAATAGGCAAACTAATGGCAACTTATATTCTAGTAGATACAGCTAACACATTTTTTCGTGCTAGGCATGTAGTACGTGGCGACATTGACACTAAGGTAGGTATGGCAATGCATATTACACTTAGCGGTGTTAAGAAAGCATGGCGTGACTTTAATGCTGATCATGTTGTGTTTTGTTTAGAAGGACGCAGTTGGCGCAAAGACTTTTATGAGCCTTACAAACGTAATAGACAAGTAGCACGTGATAAGATGACTGTAACTGAGTCAGAAGAAGACAAAGTGTTTTGGGAAATCTTTGACGAGTTTAAAGACTTTGTTACAGAGAAGACTAATTGCACTGTTATGCGACATCCGCAACTAGAAGCAGATGATCTTATTGCTGGTTGGGTACAAGCACATCCTAATGACAATCATGTTATTATTAGTACTGACGGTGACTTTGCACAACTAATTGCTCCTAATGTAAAGCAGTATAACGGCATACAAAACACTATCATTACACACGAAGGTTACTTTGATGATAAGAAACTAGAGCCAGTAATTGATAAGAAAACTAAAGAAGCTAAGCCTGCACCCGATCCTGCATTTATGTTGTTTGAGAAGTGTATGCGTGGCGACACTAGTGACAATGTGTTTAGTGCTTACCCTGGTGTACGCAAGAAAGGTACTAAGAACAAAGTAGGTCTTATTGAAGCATTTGCAGACAAGGACACTAAAGGCTACAACTGGAATAACATGATGCTACAGCGTTGGGTAGATCATGAAGGTGCAGAGCATCGTGTACTAGATGACTACAATCGTAATGTTGTACTGTGCGACTTATCTGCACAGCCCGGTAACATTAGAAGTATTATTAATGACGTTATAGAAGATAATATGACGCCTAAAGAAGTGACGCAAGTAGGCATGCGTCTTATGAAGTTTTGTGCTAAATGGGATATGCAACGTATTGCAGACCAGGCACAACAATTTGCAGAACCATTACAAGCGAGGTATCCACAGTGACAATAAAAGCAAAAGAAGTTTTAAAAGGTAAATTTTGGATTGTTGAAGAAAACGGCAACAAAGTAGGTACTCTTAGTGCGGCTGAAGAATGTTATACTTTTAGTTGTGCAACAGGTGTAGAAGTTTTTAGTAGTTTTACTCAGCTTAAAGAGAAATTAGGCAAAGTTAATTGGACTGCTGGAGATGCTCCTGTAGACGGAGAAAAAGATTGTCACGGTTATCCAACTAGCTGTATTCCGTATAATCCAATGTATGACGTTAAGAATAAACTACCATTGTTTACTAAAAGTAATAAAAGTAAAAGTTTATACTGTGGTGGATATTACTGTATTGAATTTGAAAAAGGTTGGGTTAAAAGTTTTTGTCCTAAATTAATTACTATTGAACGATATAACTATAGTGGACCTTTTAAGACAGATATTGAAATGCGAACGGAGTTAAGTCGTGTCAACAACCTCTGAGCCATTAAACACTAGTGCAATACAAAATTTTATTCAACAAGTAAAAAGTGCAGAAACTAGTAATGCACGAGAAGTAAAACTAACTATACAACAATCTAAAAATCTTGCATATACTTTAGGTATTGTAATGTCAAGATTACATGGCGATTTAGAAATGTTTGTTAAGCAAAATGCTTCTGCGCCAGACGAAGAAATAGAAGTACAGTTAGATGGTGGCACTAATTGGAAGTAAACTACTAACTTAATGGTCTAAAAGAGATAAATATATGCGTAGTTAATTAAAAGGAACGCATATGAGTAGACCAAAACCTACGATAATACTGGAACATATTAATAAAAAAACCTATCGTAGTGAGCAAGTTTTAGTAGCAGAAGCAATATGGTCAGTCTTTTACAAGAACGAACCATTCAATCTCAAAAGCTCTAACATGCTTACAAACTATCCAGGACCTAAATATAAAAAGGTTTCATTTTCTAATCCAGGACATGCACACAATCTAGCTAAAAAATTAAACGATATGTTTGATTGCGAAGACTTTGCTGTACATAAACTAACTTCGGGCGAAGTAGTAACCGAAGAATGAACTGGAAAGTTACATACACTAAAATTTTCTTAAAACAACTAAACATCGCTATTAGCGAAGCAACGTTGAAAGAATATATTCCTGTTTGGTGGCAAAATAATAGATCAAAAGAAACAGGCGGCCTAAGACTTACTGACGAAGGCATACGTGTATTAACTGACGATGTACAATTATCTACATACGATGTACCATTTCCTAAAGACTTTGAACTTACAACTAATACGATTATTTGGTTAGATCAATTCATTGACTGTCCTTGGTGGTTAGGTAGACACGGAATTGTTGTTACGGACGAAAGAAAAGCAGTCGAATTAAGTCTTTTTAGCGGAGATGTTCGTAAATACGGAATAACAAAAGCATTAAATAGGCAAAATAAAGGTTGACTTCTTGTACAAAGATGTTATTATATATGTATAGTTAGAAACTAGGCACTGATAACTTAACACAAGGAATGCAAATATGGAAAATTTAGTAGTACGTCAAGTTAGCCCAAATGGGGCAAAGAAAAGCATTAAACGAGCTTTTACAAAGAAACGTCCAATCTTTTTATGGGGACCTCCAGGTATTGGTAAGTCAGAAGTAATTGAACAAATTACTGATGAACTTGGAGATAGTAAACTAATTGATATTCGTTTATCACTATGGGATCCTACAGACATTAAAGGTATGCCGTATTATAGTGCAAACGATAATACAATGAAATGGGCACCGCCAGCAGAACTTCCTACAGAAGAAGAAGCGGCGAAATACAAATGGGTTGTAGTCTTTTTAGACGAAATGAACTCTGCGGCGCCAGCAGTACAAGCGGCGGCGTATCAGTTAATTCTTAATCGTCGAGTAGGACAGTATAAACTACCAGACAATGTATTACTTGTGGCGGCAGGTAATAGAGATGCTGACAAAGGTGTTACATATAGAATGCCTGCTCCGTTAGCAAACAGATTTGTTCACTTAGAACTTCGTGTTGATTTTGACGATTGGTTTCAGTGGGCAGTACAGAACAATGTACACAAAGACGTTGTAGGTTACTTAACTTTTGCTAAGAAAGACTTATACGACTTTGATCCGAAATCACCGAGTCGTGCTTTTGCAACACCTCGTTCATGGACGTTTGCGTCTGATTTGATCGAGGACGACGACGATGAGACTACTACTGATTTAATCAGTGGTACAGTTGGAGAAGGTTTGGCTGTCAAGTTCATGGCTCACCGCAAAGTAGCGGCGAGTATGCCTAATCCAACTGAAATACTAGCAGGGAAAGTAAAAGAGCTGAAAACTAAAGAAATCAGTGCCATGTATTCCTTAACAGTTTCACTCTGTTATGAGTTAAAAGAAGCATCAGACAAAGGCGATAAAAAGTTTGATGACAAAGTTAACAACTTCCTGCGATTTGCAATGGATAACTTCGAAACAGAATTAGTTGTAATGGGTATACGCCTTGCTATTACACAGTATCAACTTCCAATCGATCCAGACGAAGTTGAATGTTTTGATGAATTCCATGAGCGTTATGGAAAGTACATACAGGCCGCAAACGGTCAATAATGTATAAAGGTAGGGTGTTCTTTTGCACCCTACCTGTCCATTTAGGTTGACATATAGTGTAAAGATGCTATACTATATAAGTAATAAGGAGAACATGGCAATGACAATAGATACTAAAGGCTTTACACCAGTAGAACTTACAGACGAACAACTTGCCGAAATGCGAGAAGAAGTACACGATCGTGTAATTGTTGCTCGAGTAGGACTATTACTTAGACATCCATTCTTTGGTAATATGGCAACACGTATGGCAGTTAAATCATGTGATGATTGGTGCCCTACTGCCGCAACAGATGGCAAAAATCTTTACTACAATACACAATTTTTCAATATGCTTACAAACAAACAAATTGAATTTGTTATTGCACATGAAATATTGCATTGTGTATTTGATCATATTGTAAGACGTGAAGATAGAGACAGCCAAATATATAATATTGCATGTGACTACCTAGTTAATAACTGTCTTGTAAGAGATAAAATTGGCGAAGTTGTAACACAAATTAAAATCTTTCAAGATTTTAAATACGACAACTGGAGTTCAGAACAAGTATACGACGACATATTTGAAAAATATGACGATGAAGAACTTAAACAACTTGGAGAACTATTAGACGAACATATCGATTGGGAAAAGTCAGACGATAATGGTAAAGATAAAAAGGGCAATGCACCAGGTGCAACTGGAGATAAAAAAGGCAAAGGGCGACCTACATATACT